AACGGGGCGGTCGCAAGGCCGCCCCTCTTTTCTGGGTGGAACTATGAAATACTTATCTGTATGTAGCGGCATTGAGGCCGCGACTGTTGCTTGGCATCCGCTTGGATGGACGCCGTTAGCCTTCAGCGAGATTGAACCATTCCCGCGCAAAGTGTTGGAGCATCATTATCCTGATGTTCGCTTGGAGGGTGACTTCACCCTTCTTCGCGAACAGCAATGGATTAAGGATGCCGACATTCTTGTTGGCGGCACGCCTTGTCAGGCATTTTCGGTTGCTGGGCTACGCAATAGCCTTGACGATGACCGTGGAAATTTAACCCTTGAATTTGTGAGATTAGCAGATGCAATCGACGCTTTACGATCTGTTCCTAGTACCATTGTCTGGGAAAACGTCCCCGGTGTCCTCTCCGTCAAAGACAATGCCTTTGGGTGCTTTTTGGGAGCGCTTGCCGGCGAAGATGCACCGCTCGTCGCTCCAGGGGGAAGATGGTCTAACGCGGGTTTTGTTGATGGCCCCAAAAGAGCAATCGCGTGGAGAATCCTTGACGCCCAATATTTCGGAGTGGCCCAACGACGCCGTCGTCTGTTCGTTGTCGCAAGTGCTAGAACAGACTTCGATCCCGCCCAAGTTCTTTTTGAGTTCGAGGGCGTGCGAAGGGATATTGCGCCGAGCAGAGAAAAGGGGCAAGAGCCTTCCGCAACAATTGCAGCACGCTTTGGAATTAGTCGCAACAACCACGAAGAAGTAGTCACCCAGTTTGTAGGTGAAGTTGCGCCGACATTGACTAAGGAAGGCACAGGCGTCGTTCGCCCTGGGTTCCAAGAGGACGGGTGGTATGTAGGCGTTAAAAATAACTCTCATTGGGATGGTGACCAGTATCCGCATCCTACGTTGATGTCAGGGGCGAAATCTACCGGCGGCGTGGGCTATTCAAATCAGGAATTGTTTTCGCAACGCGGGGCGTACCTCGCTCCTGTTGCCGCCCGTATGGTTGCCTTTGGTGAGTATGTGGACGACGGAACCGCCAGCACGATGAAGTCGCGTGATTGGAAGGATGCTACGGATTTTGTAACGCAACCTGTTACTTACTCCATCATGCCAATGAATAGCGGTAAAGATTACAAGGCGCGGGAAGTTGAAGTTTCGCAACCAATTATGGCGGGCGGCCCTGTCGGCGGCAATCAGGGCGGCGATTACATCATGCAATCAACGGCAGTACGCCGTCTCACGCCGCGTGAGTGCGAACGCCTGCAAGGTTTTCCTGACGATTACACAGCTATCCCTAAAGCCGCAGACGGGCCGCGCTACAAGGCGCTTGGCAATTCAATGGCTGTGCCTGTAATGGCGTGGATTGGAAAGAGGATTGCAAATGCTCTGGCTTGATTTTGAAACGCGGAGCCGTTGTGATTTGAAATCACGCGGCGTGTATAACTATGCGCAAGATAGTTCGACAGAAGTCTTGTGTATGTCTTACGCTTTTGATGATGAGGAAGTCCGTACATGGACGCCTGATCAACTTTTCCCGATTAAGGTGCGCGGGTATAAGGGACAAATTCGCGCACATAACGCTGCTTTCGAGCGTCTTGTCTTTTGGTATCCGTTGCAGATCAACATACCGCTTGAGCAGTTCTACTGCACGGCGACGCAAGCCCGCGCCAACTGCGCTCCAGGTTCGCTTGAGGATGTCGGGCGGTTCTCCGGCGCAAGTATGCGGAAGGATCACCGAGGCAACCAATTGATCCGCGCCCTGTCAATCCCCCGCGCAGACGGTACGTTTAGTGAAGATCCTGCGTTGATGGCCGAGATGATTGCCTACTGTGAGCAGGACGTGCGCGCTATGCGGGCGGTTAGCAAGGCGATGCGGGATCTGACAGACGACGAGTTAGGTGACTACCACGTCAATGAACGCATCAACGACCGAGGCGTGCGGTTGGACAAACCCTTGGCAGAAGCGGCTATGCGCTACGCTAGTGCTGAACTGGAAGATATTCAGCAACTTGTCACCGAGATCACCAAGGGCGCTATCACGTCTGTCCGCAGCCCTCGTATGCGTGAATGGGTCATGGACAGGGTGGGCTCCGAGGCGTTGAAGCTGATGATCGTCTACAAGGATGGCGAGCCTAAGTACTCCATCGACAAGACCGTCCGCGCCAATCTCTTGGCAATGGACAACCCCGACGAAGTGCCGGTGGATGTTGCCGACGTTGTACAGTGCGCCGACGATCTGTGGGCCTCGTCAGTGGCAAAGTTCAGCCGTTTGGCAGAGTTGGCCGACGAGGAAGACAACCGCGTCAGGGGTGCGTTTGTGTTTGCCGGCGGGTCGGCTACAGGCCGTGCGTCGTCTTACGGCGCTCAGGTGCATAACTTTACGCGCAAGTGTGCCAAGCAACCTGAAGACGTGCGTCAGGCGATGGTGCGCGGTCACGCTATCGTGCCGCAGTACGGCAAGCGCGTGACAGACGTTCTGAAGGGTATGCTACGCCCTGCGCTGATACCGGCGGCGGGCAAGTCCTTCGTTGTCGCCGACTGGGCGTCGATTGAGGCGCGGGTTACACCGTGGGCGTCGAACAGCCCTGCGGGTGACGCCAAGTTGGAATTGTTTCGGCGCAATTTGGACGTTTATATTGCGAATGCTGCCGTAACATTTCATAGCAGTTATGATTCTATTTTGAAAGGTTGCAAGGAAGGATACGCGCTTGACGTTGATCGACGGCAAGTTGGAAAAGTGCAGGAGTTGGCGTGCGGGTTTGCCGGTGGCATCGGCGCGTTTGCGGCGATGGCTAAAGCATATAATATGCATTTTAAAGACCATGAAGCACAGCTCGCGGTAAAAGGTTGGCGTAGGGCAAACCCGTGGGCTGCGCCGTATTGGCAGGGGCTTGAGAACGCCTACACGACCGCGATGCGGAACAAGAACACAGACATAGAAGTGGGCTGCATCGTCTACCATTACGACGGTCGGCATCTCTGGTATATGCTGCCGAGCGGGCGGGTGCTGTGCTATCCATACGCCAAGTTTGACGAGGACGGCATCAGCTACGCCAAGTCGGCATGGAAGCCCGCGCAGGACGCAAAGCATTGGCCGCGTGCGCGGTTGTGGAAAGGTCTAGCGTGCGAAAATATTACTCAGGCAATCGCAAACGATCTGCTAAGGTACGCGCTCAGACAACTTGACGATGTGGTCTTGCACGTCCACGATGAGATAGTAATTGAATCAGACAGGCCGGAAGATGTTGCTTCAGAACTGAAGCGCGTGATGACGACCTGTCCGAATTGGGCAGGGGGTCTGCCATTGGGTGCGGAAGTAAAAATTATGGGGAGGTACGGCAAGTGAATTTTCTAGAGCATTTAATGACGGCTGCGCCGGATGGCGAGACGATCTTGGTCGTCAAACAAAAACCAACATCGCAGAAGCACAAAGACGGGTCGGTCAAATACTTCTGGCCCGCTTATCTGCCGGATAAGTACAGAGGAGAGGGCGCATGGTACGCCAACACGGCATCGTTTGTCGTTGATAGGTTCACCGACGGTAAGGTTCACGCAGGTGCGGCATACTGCGACTACGTTGCGTTCATGGTGCTTGACGACATCGGCACGAAGAGCAAGACGCCGCCGCTTGAGCCGACGTGGAAGATGGAAACATCGTCCGGCAATTTCCAATGGGGTTACAAGTTCAAGTTGGACGAGCAACCAACAAAGGGCGAGTTCTCGGCGGCTATCGTCGCCATTGCCGAGGCGGGCTACACGGATCCCGGCGCTATCAATCCGGTGCGTAACTTCCGTCTGCCGGGTTCAATCAATCTGAAGGATGGTCGGGATAACTTCGCATCGGATCTTGTAGAGCATACGCCTGATCGTATGTTCACCCTGAAAGAAATCTGCGACGCGCTTGGCGTTACGCCGCACGACCCTGACACAAGCACGCGCCGCAAGATGACGCTTGATGATAACGGTCAGGACGACGTCCTGAAGTGGATGTACGACCGAGGCGAGGTGATTGAGAATGGCAACGCAGAGGGATGGTTCGGCGTCGTCTGTCCTAATGCGGCAGAGCATAGCGACGGTAACGCGATGGGCCGCTACCACCCGCTGAACCGCGCCTACACCTGTTTCCACGGTCATTGCGGCGACTGGACTTCGCGCCGCTTCCTGTGTTGGGTAGCGGAAGAGGGCGGCCCTAAGCATGAGCATGGTTTGCGTGACGAACTGATCGCCAAGGCGATGAACGAGGCGCTGTCCAAGCTGTCGCCAACTGCGGCATTTCCTGACGCGGCTGCCGAGATCATCGCGGAGATAGAGCGCAAGGAACTCGGCCGCGTCGAGAAAGCAGACTGGTATAAGAGGTTCGCCTACATCCAAGAAGACGAGGCGTTCTTTGATCTGCAAGACCGGCGCGAAATCTCGCGGTCAACATTCAATGCGCTGTTCCGGCACATCACCTGTAAGTCAATCCACAACGGCAGGCGCATCGAGGCGTCCGTCTGCTTTGACGAGAACCGTCAGGCGATGGAAGCCAAGGTGTTGGTCGGCATTACCTACGCCGCCGGCGAGAGCGTCCTTGTGGCGCGCGACGGTGACGTTTACGGCAACAGGTGGCGCGATGCGCGACCACAGGGCGCGCCAGGCGACGCGCAACCTTGGCTCGACCATGTAGCGTTGCTGATCCCCGACGAGCGGGAACGTCAGCACCTGCTCGACATGATGGCGTTCAAGGTGCAGAACCCCGCCATCAAGATCAACCACGCCGTGTTGCATGGTGGCGATGAAGGGTGCGGCAAGGATACGATGTGGGCGCCCTTCATCTGGGCGGTCTGTGGATCCGGTCTAAAGAACAGGGGCTTGGTTGACAATGACAGCATCTCGTCCGCGTGGGGCTACCACCTTGAGAGCGAAGTGCTGATCATCAACGAGCTGAAGGAAGCAGACGCTAAAGAGCGCCGGGCATTGGCCAACAAGCTAAAGCCCCTGATAGCCGCGCCGCCTGAGATGCTGCCGATCAACCGTAAGGGCTTGCATCCGTACATGATGCTGAACAGGATGTTCGTCTTGGCGTTCTCAAATGATCCGGTTCCGATCTCGTTACCGTCGCAGGATCGTCGGTGGTTCTGCGTCTGGTCGCACGCGCCTCGGATGGCTGAGGAAGACGCTACGCGGCTTTGGAAGTACTTCCAAGGTGGCGGCTTTGCCGCAGTCGCGCATATGTTGCAGACACGCGACGTGTCGGCGTTCAACCCAGCGGCTACTCCGTTTATGACGGACTTCAAGATCAACTTGGTCGAGAGCGGCATGAGCCTCTTGGAAAGCTACCTCATGCGCATGATCGTCAACCGCGAAGGTTCGTTTACGAACGGCGTCATCGGTGGGCCGTTCCATGTGCTATGCGATACGCTATCGGTTAACGCGCCCAGCGGCATAAGGATCCCGCAATCCGCGTTGCTGCACGCGCTGAAGGAAGGAAAGTGGGTTGACAAGGGCCGCCTAGCGTCGGCGAAGCACGGCACGAAGAAGCATATCTTCTGCGCGCCTGAATATACCGATTGGTCTAAATCCGATCTGCGGGACTTCATAGAGCCTAAGCCGCAGCCTAAATTTAACATTGTATAATAAGAAGCGCCCGCCGGGGGGTCATCCGGCGGGCGCTATGGCGTTCTGGGAGGAACGCTTAAAGGTCTAACACAGCACCTATGATGCCGACAAGTGCCAAAGATATTATTGCGATGATCATCGGGGCCACGCTATCGCAATAGCTGTGCAGAAGACGATGCCTGCTAGGCAATACATGATCCGGTCAGCCATTTTTCGACCATATCTTTTTACGCGTCACCACGTCCGGCATTGGCTCGGCTGGCGGCAGTTCAGGATGATCTTCAGCGATAAGCGCCGCTATGTCCCGCTCGACCGCATCCATTGGCGACGGCGCTGCTAGGCTCGCCAGTTGAGCATAACCGGCAATGTCGTCCCAGTGGTCGCGAAAGTTAGGGTCACCGTTCAGGATCCGCGCTAGCTTCGCGGCAATCATTTCAATCGCCTCGGCTTGCGGCTCTGTAAGCCGATTCCAATTCTTGGACAGCATCATTGTTAATTTGATCTTCTGACTTGTCTCGGCTGTCTTCGCGTATTGCCCGTGCGTCTTCTCGCGTTCTTGTAACATTTGATCCTCTTTCTAACACCGCCTGTGCGGCTACTGTTGACGTGTAGTGGTAGGTTATTTGACCATCATGCGTTGTTGCACGCCATTGGCCTTTCCATCTGTTGAGGCTGATCCAACCAAGGCGGTTGTCTTGCTCGTCCGCAACAATGAAACAGTCATCGCCGTCGTAGATTAAGTTCATAGCGTTTAATCCCATAAAAAACGGTTGAGTGATCCCGATCACCTATGTAGCGCCCGATCTGGGGCAGTGATAGGCCAAGCTCTTTGTGCAGCCTGTAGTAGGCCAACATCCGCGCGTCGATAAATTTTTTGCTACGGTTGTGGCTCGTTAGCTGATCCAGTGTAATACTGTGCAAGGCGCAGACTTCGCGCAGGATCAGCTTCCATTTCGGAACCCCGGCGACGCCTGCAATTTTGAGCAGTTCGTGCGCCTCCCGGAACTGATCCGACGTAGGTGTTGAGCGCGGCGGTGGCGGTGGTGGCGGTGGACGCACTACCACCGGCGGTGGCGGTGGCGCGCCTGCCCACAAGCGCGCCCGCACGGCTTTATAGTGCTGTTGCAAGTCGTTCATCTGTGATCCTCCCTGTGTCCATCTGCTGTATGTACACCCGCGCTTGCGGGTGCGTTTCGCACCAGTATCGGTAAACCATCGCGGCATCGGCGTAGTTGTCTTCAACCGTGTCGTCGGCAAAGTCGTCGTCAATTACCTCAACGAAATATTCAACCTTGTCATAGTAACCCATGATAACCTCCTAACAAGCCCAAGCAATGCTGGGCGCTGATTGCAAATCCTGCCCAATACGATAGGGCATCACGACGCCGAATATGTCGGTTTGTGATCCAATGCGCACTAGCGCCGGGTTGTTACCGTTGTGATAGACAACCGGGTCCGGTGACCCGTCCTGCATAATCTCAGCCGCTCTTTTGAAGTCAATTAAATAGTCCGGGTTGAATTGCGCTGCTTTGCCGATATCGGGTTTCGCGCCTTGCACAATCCGCGACGTGTTCGGGAACGTCCCATCAATTAGAGCGCCCCCGAATGTTTCGCCGGCGTATGCCAGCGATACCATGCCGCCGGTGATTGTAACGGTTAATTCAGGCGCTGCCTTCCGGGCGAGCTTAATCTTGTCAATCAGCGTACGCGGGATGATGACGTCGCAGTTGTCGCCAGCGCAGGGCTGCTGGGCAAGTATCAGCCGGTGACCGTCGGTAGCGCGCAGCACCGCCCAATTGTCTTTGACCGTGAACGAAACCCCGCAAAGATAGTAACGTGTTTCTTCTTTTGCCATTGCAACCGCAACCGCTTTTAATAAACGCGCATTAATAGTGTACATGGTAGACCCCTCTTGATAACACTAGCCGCCTATCGGCTAGTTTGTGACCCGGCAGGCGCGCTGCCGGGCTGCAAACTAGCCGCAGTTATTCAGCCACTGCGGGGCGATTGTATAGCCGCCCTCTGGCAATGGCCAATTCGGCCTCTGCTACTGAAATGCGATGCAGGCGCGTCGCTGATGCATAATAATAGGCAATGCGTCTGCCATTTTTGTTATTTGTAATCCGAATTGTTAATGTCATGTTACTTCCCCTTAGCTGGTTCAATCGCAAACTGACGCATGGATTGCGTCATCACATCACAACATTCGTCGTCGTTCTCATCCGCTTCCGCAGCAATAACCGGCCCAAAGCGCCGGCCAATGAAAGCAATGCCCGCATCATGCGTCGGACAATCGCCCCACACGCGCAAACCATAACCCGTGATTTCCGTAATCTGATACATTATAACCCCCTTAAATACGTTCCAAACCCGCAATTTTTAGGATCATAGACAACCGAAACTAGACATGTATCGCCATTGTCAATTAGCGTGCCTTTCGGCAGCTCGTCGCTCTTGACGACAATAAAAGTATCGCCCGCGTCCCATGCTTTGCGCGCAGCCTGATCCGATAGTTTCTTTTGATGTTTTACTTTAGTCATTACATCCCCCATAAAACGATTGCGGTAACGAAAGCGCCTAAACAAGCGATCTCGAATAGGTCTACAATAAATTCTTTTAGCATGGCGTCAACCCCTATTGTTTCGATTATCTGATATTATTATAAATAATTTAATGAACGGTTAACGTGATCCAGTGATCCAGTGATCCAGTGATCCAACGCGGTCGGTCGGTCGTCGGTCGGTCGTCGGTCGGTCGGTCGTCGGTCGTCGGTCGGTCGGTCGTCGGTCGTCTGTCATGGCTAGACAAACGGAAACAAGCCCAGGCGAGCCCAGGCGAGCGTATGCAAGCGCCCGATTAGGCGCTTGCGATATTGCTAGCTAGTTTTATCGCTTAAAGCATGGCCTTTAATTCTGATTTTATCGCTTTCGCTTTATCACCACGCCATGATGAAGCATTGGATAAAAAGTAACGTACGATTGAACGCGCGTCATCATAACCGTACTTGTCATTAATGTCCGATATAACACGCATTGCGTTGAGATATGGTATTGCCGCATAGTTTGGCTTAAGCCAATCCCGCTTAATCTCGCAAGCTATTGCCGATATGTTACGCATAATTTAACCCCTTCGGTTGTCACTAGCAGGATTGCTAGCTATTGAACGGCGCACAATGGCGCGCCGTCTGTAGCTAGCAATCAAGCGGCGAAGTGTGACGCCGTCGGCCCATGCGCCATAATGACCATTGACACCTTCGCCTTCGCGCTTGTCCCGCCACAAGCGCGGCACGTCGCGCAAGTAGTTTTATATCCGGCCTCTTTGCTAGCAGGGCAGATTGCTTCGCTTGCTTGCTTCGCCTCACTCGCATGGCGAACACGAAACGTGCGCCAGCCCATACTATGCGCTTGCTCTAGATCGGCGACGCTATCGGCGGACGCCATGCATAAAAGCTTGAAAGCTTGAAAGCGCGCGTCACGCCATTGATGCGTATAGCCGTTTTTGGCAATTACTTTTAGAGTGCACGCACGCCATATCTGAAACGGAACAGCCGCGCCGTCACCGTATGCGCCAATGCGGAATATCAATCCCGCGAATAAATCAGGCAATAGTGCTGGATCATAATCCACGTTTGGCCGTGCATATCGACCGCGCATATATGCGCCAAAAACAGACATAACCGATTTGGACACATTGACGTAACATGACCGCTTAATTTTTCCGGTCAATTCGTCTAAGCGCGGGCGGTGTTGACATGATCCACAAACTGAAACGTCCGAACCGTCACGCAATGCTTCTAAAGGTGACTTATCCGAACGGATTATAAACGTCTGCACCATTGCGCCGGTTTTGACGTTATTACTTGCATTAGTAATGCGATTAGCAATTGCGACAATCGGTTGGCCGTCTATCGCGCTTGCGCCTTCATATAATATAACGCCACG